CCTTCATCAATAGCATTCATCGCAATAATAACGTCTGATGCAAGTAGGCTGTGTTTTGCGGCTGCTAGGCAAAGCTGTTTATATACTGCTGCCTTAATTACCAACGGTGTTGGGTGCTTGTGTGTCATTGTTTACCTCATTTATTGCTATTTACTGTTTACATAATTATTTTTAACCTGTAAAGCATAAATATACAAATTGTTAATGAGGATGATAATGGAAAAGAAAACAATGTTACGCGCAGATGAAATACGCCGCCGATTGCGTGACCGTAATTTATCGGCTGTAGCGCGTGAGGCTAAAATATCGCGGCCTGTTTTGTATCAGATTATGCGTGAGGATACTGACCCACGTTACAGCACTGTGGAACGGCTATCTGATTACCTGGAAGATTTGTCCTGATGAAAAACCCCCAGCCAAGAGACTGAGGGCTTTAGCAATAAGTAAGGATGCTGTATAATAAGAATGTCAACAACAGCAAGGTAATGATAGAACACCTTGCTCCAAAAAACAAGGAGTGAAGAAATGTCTTCAACAAAATTAGTAGCAACTGTGCTGCAGATGAAAACTGATTTAACAGATAGTGAGTTCCGTTTGTTAATGACTTTGTCTGAATGCCCAGAAGGTGAAGCCTTTAAGGCAACAACACAATATCTTGAGCATCAAGCAAACTTTACATATGACAGGACGTTACTAACAGTAGATCGCTTGGGTCGGTCACATATACCTGCAAGTTATGGTTTTAGTATTTACATAGAAGAAGCTAAATCAGACGATTATGATTTCATTGTATTGGAGTGGTTGTGATGTCTACACATTCATTTGATACTGAAATAGCAACAAAAGTTGGTGTAAACGCGGCTGTATTGTATCAGAATATTTTGTTTTGGACTGAAAAGAACTTAGCAAACAATCGTCATGTTCATGGTGATTTTGTTTATACTTACAACAGTGTTAAGGCTTGGGGCGAGTTGTTCCCTTATCTTAGCACATCGCAAATACGCACTGCATTGAAGCATTTAGTAGATGCTAATTTAGTCGTAGAAGAAAACCTAAATGAGCGAAAATATGACCGCACAAAATGGTATGGTGTTTGTTCGCAAATCCATTTGTCAAATTTAGCAAATGGAATTGATGAAATTCGCAAACCTATACCAGATAGTAAACCAGATAATAAACCAGATACTAATACATCATCAAAAGATGATGAGGTGAATTATTACTTTGAACAATTATGGTCTTTGTATCCTAGAAAGGTAGGCAAGGGACAAGCGCGTAAAGCATTCAAGGCAGCTTCTAAGAAAGCAGATTTCTATGATCTACTTCCCAAGCTGATGGATTATGTGCAAACATTAGAAGGCAAAGACAAACAATACATTCCGCACCTGGCTACATGGCTAAACGGTGAGCGTTGGGAAGATGAGGTAGAAGTATGACATACGACGAAAGAATATTTGTTTTGATTGGTGAGCTTGCGAAGATTTTAGAGGGTTACGCAACACCGAAGCACCTAAATACACGCGCAAAAGAAGAAGATGAAGTGCGTAACATTGTGCGTATGCTAAATCAGAAGTTTCCTAATGACACGACAGGGGATCATATTCGCGGCACAATGGATCGGGCGATGCTCAAGCTAAAAGAAGCGCACAAGTCACGTTCTTGGCCTAGCGCGGCGGATATAGCCGCAGCCGTAACAAAGTCTATGAATACGCAACGCGCTTCCATGCCAACAAGCAAGGGGCCGTGGAAGCCTGACACCCTAGCATTAAACGCCAAGCGTATCATTGCAGGGGAACCAGTAGGTGAGATGTATATACGCGGCAAGCTGGCAGACAAAATGGTAGAGATGGGTCTTATCACAGAGGCACACTTGCAGCCGTATTTAGAATACTTGTCAGCGCACAACATCCCTGCTATGGTTGACCCACCTATCTCATAGGTTTGCCTCACTGAACTGCCCCCTCGCGTGATCGCTCCGCAGGGGGTATTTTTTTGCATAGAAGTGTGTTACCTTCTCAGCAAGAGCCAACCTATCTCCCTCCCTGTTGGTTTGTGTAGCTCCATACACTGGCTCTCCTTCACTGGCCCTCTGGACGCGGTCACGTTCAGGGGGTCTTTCATTTTCGTAAAGCAGTAGCTATAATACAAAATATGTAGACGCACCCATTATGGACGATACAATGACACAAAAATCTAACGCTGGCGCACCAACCAAGTATAACTCAGACTATTGCAAATCTGTAATAGAGTATGGAAAACAAGGACTTAGCAAAGCGCAAATGGCGGCAAAGTTAGAAGTTCATCGTGATACAATCCATGAATGGGAGAAACAACATAAAGAATTTTCCGACGCGATAAAAAAAGCAGTCACTTTTGCGCAATCCATATGGGAAGAACGTTTTGCTAAAGGTGCATTAGGGGATGGGTCAGAAGGTCAGCAAATGAACCCAACTATGATGATCTTTCTGATGAAAAACCGTTTCCCAGATGATTGGCGCGAAAAGAACGTGCAAGAACATGTGGGTAAAGACGATAGTGAATTGCTTATCAAATGGCAGTCATAGAAATCCCCTATAAGCCAAGAGCGCACCTACAAGACTTCCATAACAGGAAAGAACGCTTTGCTTGCCTCGTTGCTCATAGACGCTTCGGTAAGACAGTAGCAGCCATCAATGATCTTATTCGGGATGCTCTTACAATTCAGCGCAAGAATGTTCGCGTAGCTTACATTGCGCCATATTACCGTCAGGCAAAAGCAATTGCATGGGATTACCTCAAAGAGTTCACAGCCGTTATACCTGGAATAGAGGTCAATGCCTCTGAGCTAAGAATAGATTTCCCCAACGGTGCGCGGATACGTTTGTTTGGTGCAGATAACTATGATGCTATGCGTGGCTTGTTCTTTGATGCTGTCGTATTGGATGAGCCTGCCGACTTCCCTGCATCAGCGTGGCCTACAGTTATTCGTCCCGCACTTACGGATCGCAAAGGTAAAGCGACATTTATAGGAACACCCAAAGGTAAAAACGATTTCTGGGAAATCTGGCATGAAGCGCAAAGCGATCCAAACTGGTACGCAGAAATGTTCAAAGCATCTGAAACATCAATACTGGATCAAGAGGAACTTGATGAAGCAAGACGGACAATGGGCGATGACCGCTACTTGCAAGAATTTGAGTGTAGTTTTGAAGCGGCAATTGTTGGCGCGTTCTTTTCAAGGGAAATGAAAGAGGCGACTGAGCAAGAGCGCATTACAAGTGTGCCATATGATCGCGCGGCATCTGTAATCACCGCATGGGACTTGGGTATAGGCGACAGCACTGCAATTTGGTTTGCACAGTTCGTTGGTCGCGAGGTTAGGATTATAGACTATTACGAAAACAGCGGAGTAGGATTAGATCACTATGCAAAAGTTCTCTTGGACAAAGAATATCAATACGAGCAACACATTCTGCCGCATGATGTCCAAGTCAAGGAATTGGGGACAGGGAAAAGCAGGCTTGAAACGCTTGACGCGCTGGGCATACGGAACATTGAGATTGCGCCGAAACTAGCGGTAGAGGATGGCATACAGGCTGCGCGTATGCGTTCCGTTATTTAGCTGTCGGTTATAAGCCTGCGGCTGATTGGGGAGAGCCTATTAGAAGGAATTTGCGCGGGATTGCGTAGTGTGCTATGTTGCCTTTAACTCTAGAGGTTGAAATGGCAAAGCTAACACCTTCACAGAAAGCCAGAGCAAAGGCTATGTCAAAACGGCGTGGCGTTAAGTATCCCAATGCATGGGCTAATTTAACTGTTGCGCGTGGCAAAAAGAAATCCACCAAAAAAGGTAAAAAGAAATGAAAACTGGTAAGTATTCATCAGCAGCGGGTTTTAAGCCATGCAAAGGTTGCCCAACACCAAGCAAGTGTGCAATGGCTGGTAAGTGTTTAGCTAAAGGTTAAATATGCCATATTCTAAGTATTCTCCTAAGCAAAAACGCCTCGCAGCGATGGCTGGTGATAAAAAAAAGATCACTAAAGCTGACTTAAAGGCTGTTGCAAAGGCAAAGCGAAAGAAGGCTAAGAAATAATGGCTAAAGACCCTCGCCTATCTAAGATTGGTGCTTCTAGGTTTAACCAGTGTGTAAGAACACCAGGACACGCTAGTAAATCCCACGCAGTTGTGGCAAAAGAGGGCAACAAGACCAAGCTCATACGGTTTGGTCAAAAAGGTGTAAGTGGTTCGCCACCTCGCAAAAGCGAGAGTGAAGCCGCCAAAAAGCGCAGAGCATCATTCAAGGCAAGACATGCTAAGAATATTGCAAAGGGTAAAATGAGCGCAGCATATTGGGCTGATCGCTGTAAATGGTGAACTAAATGGCAGTTTCAAACTATTCTGAGCTAAAAACAAGCATTGCAGATTGGCTTGACCGTGATGATCTAACAAGTCAAATCCCAGATTTCATTACTTTTGCTGAAAAACAAATGCAAAGACAGGTTCGGCATTACAAAATGGTTGAGCGTTCTTCTGGCGCGTTAGACAGCCAATATAGTGCCGTACCAGCGGATTGGTTGGAAACAATACGTTTCAGCATTTCGTCAGGCGATACGTTTGCGTTGGAAATGACCACGATCAATGACTTGATGACGCGCAGGCAGAACACACGCAATACATCACAGCGTCCACAGTTCTATGCGCATATTGGCGAAACATTTGAATTGTTCCCTACGCCAGACACGACATACACAATGGAACTGGTTTATTACCAGGAAATCCCAGCCTTATCAGCAAGCCAAACTACGAACTGGCTGTTGACAGATGCACCAGATGCTTACGTTTACGGAGCATTGACCCAAGCGGCACCATTTCTTGGTGAAGATGATCGTGTGCAAACCTGGGCGCAGTTATACGCAAACGCAATCTCTGGACTGAATGCAGCCAGTGACAGAACGAAACAAAGCAGTGCGGGTATGCGTATTCAGGTGAATACTTACTAAACGCTGCAAATTAGTGTATAACGAGATCAGATATATCTAGGAGATCAACATGAGTTTCTCAGACTACTTGGAAACAAAGGTGCTAGACCACGTTTTTGCTGGCACTGCATACACGGCACCATCTACGCTGTATGTTGCGCTATTCACGGCTGCACCATCAGATAGCGGCGGCGG